GAACTTCAGCTGCAAGCGCAACCTGGACCAGTACCAGGCCCGGGACCTGTGCGATATCCAGATCCCCGGGCACGCGATTGAGTGCAAGGCCTACAAGGACGGGTTCTGGTTCCGCGCCGACTGGTGGGAGCAGGTGGTGCGCGCGAGCGACGGCCGGATCCCGGTCCTGGTCTGGAAGTTCAACAACAAGCCGATCCGCGTCACGCTCCCGCTCTACGCCATCGCCCGGGACCTCCCCGAGGATCCGGACAGGACCTGTGTGGTTTTGCTGGAGGAATGGTTTAATATCCTCCTGGAGAACTGGACAACCTACGGGCCTGATGATGGCGAAGAGTCCCCGGAGAGCCGCAACCCAGACAGCCCTTGAGACCGCCGAGCGCCTGCTGCGCTCCCTGCGCGGTGCCGACGAGGACATCGCCGCCGAGGCCGCGCGCTTGGCTGAGCTTTCACGGATGCGTCGCATGCGTGAACCCGAGGGCACCGCGCCTTACGAGCTCGCCCTAGGCGCCCAGCGCCTTCCCGGGGCCCCCAGGCCGCCGGATATCCCCGGGGTGGGGATTGTCTCCCTGGGGCCTAATCCTGAGGTGCTGGCCGCCGCCCGGGCCTACTCGGAGCGCTCTGGTATTCCCCTGCGAAAGGTTTTGCGTTTCCCGGCGTTCAACCCCGAGCGTGCCGCGCGCATTGCCCGGGAATATGACGTCATGGCCCACACCCCGACCGATCCCGATACGGCGCGCTCCTATCGGGCCCTGATTGACGAGACCACAGGCCAGTACGAGAGCCTGCTCTCCGCCGGGTTCAAGCCCTACTTCATCGGCCCCCAGGACCCCTATGCGAAGAGCCCCTACCTGGCCCTGGCCGACATGGCGGTGAACAAGCGCCTGGGGGTGTTCCCCACGCGCTCGGGCTACGGGTCGAACGAGGACTTCGATGTCGCCCTGAACCCGATGCTGGAGCAGACCCCGTTTACCCTCGACGGCGAGCCTATGCTGGCCAACGACCTGTTCCGGGCCGTGCATGACGTGTTCGGCCATGGCCCCTCGGGGGCGGGCTTCCGCGGCTCCGGGGAGGAGATGGCCTTCCAGACCCATGCCGGGATGTACTCCCCGGTGGCGCGCCGGGCTGCGGCCTCTGAGCTCCGGGGCCAGAACAGCTGGCTCAACTATGGCCCCTATGGGGAGCGCAACCGCACCGCCAGCATCGAGGATACGATCTTCGCCGACCAGAAGACCGGGCTCATGCCCCGCTGGGCGAGCGAGGAGGGGCTGGAGATCAACCAGGACCGAGTGAAGCGCTTCATGGACGAGGTCAGGCGCGGCGATACGCCTGTGCAAGGCGCGGTGGATCCCGAGACGGGGGTGGTGACCCTGGTGCATTACGCGCCCCGGGAGCTCTCGCGCATCGACCCGGAGATGTTCGGCACCGGGCTGTCGAAGCGCACCACGAGGGAGTTTAACCGCCTCTCCAGCGCCGACGCGCCGAAGCGGTCCTACTACGGGATCGAGAGCCTGAATAACCCCTACCAGCGCGAGCCTGGCCTCGGGCCCATCAAGCACGAGGTCCAGATCCAGGGCGAGCTCTTGTACCCCATGGGCAAGGACCCGGACGGGCTGCGGAAGCTCATGACCGGCATGTCCAAGGAAGAGCGCATGACCAGCCTTGAGCGCCTTATCGCCGACAAGGGCTATTCGGGTTATATTGCCGACGACCCGGTCCTCGGCGCGGTGGCGGCGATCTTCGATCCGCTGGATGTGCGCCGGGTGATCCAAGGGAAGGCCGAAGGCGGCGAGGTCACGAGCGAGATCCGGAAGATCCTCGTGCCCCTGGTCGTCGCGAACCTGGAGACCGCTGCCTGATGGCTGGAATCGGAACCTTGATCAAAGGCGCGGCGAAGCAGATTCGCCGCATCGGCGACGAGTTCGACCCGCGCTTCGACCCGCGCAAGAAGGAGCAGGAGCGCCTCCAGAACCTTGAGGTTGCCGTGGAGCCGCGCCCCCTTGATCGTCCCCAGGTCAGTATCGCGGACTTTGAGGGCCACCCGTTCGTCACCTCCATGTCTGACCGCACCGCTGCCGGCGGGCTGCTCACGGACATCCGCGGGCTCCCGCTCAGCGAGCCCGTGAACCTGCGCGGCGGCCAGGACTTCATGTTCGATTACAACCCCGGGCAGGTCTGGGCCTCGGGCAAGGCGCAGGCCTCGGATATCTTCTCGGCTGCCCAAATGGCCAAGGCAAATACCGGCCGGGATCCGATCTTCCTGCCCTGGCGCATGGCGCCCACGGGCGGGGACTTCGCGACCATGACCGGCGAGACTATGCTGTCCTTTGCCCGGGACAGCATGAACAAGAAAACCAAGCGCAGCCTGGACTCTAAGCTCAAGAGGATCATCCCCGACTGGCCTGGCATCGACAGCCCTGACGCGATTGACGTTTTCCGGGGGGCCCCTGACAAAGCTCGCAAGGCGGCGAAAAACGTCATGGACGTGGAGTTCCGAGACCGCGGCGGCCTGTCCATTGGCGAGGCGCGCCTTGCGGTGGCCGATCCTGCTCAGCTTGATGCTCAGCAAGGCGGCGTGCAGAACGTGGGGCGCATCCTTACCGATTTGGAGATGGATTTCTCGACCCACCCGAGCTACCCCTACGCGGTGCCCGGGGAGGGCGTCGGCGTGCTCAAGGAGGACATCAACGTCTTTGAGCTCCTGCCGGATATCGTCGAGGCCCGGAGCATCCCGGATCCTCTGAGCCCGCGAGACACGGACCTGCGCTCCATGCAGATGGGCGCGAAGGCTGGCCGTATCACCCCGGAGCTCCTCCGCAAGATCCTCGGCGGTGGCGCGGGCGCTGCCGTCGGTATCGAGGCCCTGCTCCAGGAAGAGGCCCAGGCGGCTCCGCTCATGGCGCCCGGCATGGCTCTCGGCGGCGCGGTGTCTAGGGCGATCGCCCGCTTGATGGAGGCAGGCATGTCGCGGGAAGCTGCCGAGCGGGTCGTGCGCGGCGAGATGCCGCCGGCGCTCCCGGATCGCGCGCCTCCGCGCCTGACCTTCTCCGCGGACAACCCCAAGGCAATCGGGGCGATTCCGAACATCCTCAACTTCGTCGACCAACCCTTCTACCAGATCCTGGAAAAGGACCTCATCCCCGAGCTGGTGATGATGTCCCCCGACGAGTACATCACCGAGGCGTCGAGGATCCTGTCCCGCCAGTCCCCCGGAGAGGCCGACTTCGATAACGTCGTCCGAAGCCGCACCCAGGACATGGAGTACCTCCAGGGGATCCAGGACCTGCTTGATCAGGGCGCAGACTTCCAGGTCCCGTTCCTGGACTACAAGCGCGGCGGCCAGGAAGGACTTCACCGCACGATCGCTGCCCGGAACCTCGGGGAGGAGCAGATCCCCGTGATGGTTATGCGCTCCGTCAAGGGCGATAACTACATCCCCCTGACCCAGGCCGAGCAGGACGCCATAAACGCGGCCAGGCTTGAGGACCTGCGGGCGAAGGGCTACCCGGAGTCGACGGTCCAGAAGATCATGGGCGACGAGCTCTCCATGAACCCCGATATTCGCCGTGAACGGGCCTATCGCCAAGGCAAGCGGCAGCGCCTTTTTCACGCCGGCAGCCCCGAGCTCGCGACGGCCACGCAGCTCGACCCTGACGCCGGACGGTTTGGACGCTCCGGGAGCGGGGTTTGGATGACCCCGGAGCCGGTGCTCGCGAACACCTACGTTCCACCGGGGGTCGAGAACGCGGGCACGATGTACGAGTTCCTGGTGGATGACTCCAAGTTCCCGACATTTATCGGGAGCGGGAACTGGGACGAGGCCGTCGGGGACCTTTACAGCCCTGATTACGACAGGATCCTTGAAGACGTCTCCGGGACCACCAACGAGATCGCGCGCCAGGTGCGCGAGATGGGCTACCCGGGGATGAAGTTCACCGGGATCAGCGACGTGGGCCCGAATTACCAGGCAGCGAAGCGCTCGGCCGAGATGATCGCCCCCCAGTACGGGATGGAGCCTAAGGAGCTCCTGGACTCCACGATCGGCGACCGCGCCGTTGACGACTACGAGGTCTATACGATCTTCGACCCCAGCGTCGCCCGCTCGCCGACCGCCGCCTTTGACCCTGATCAGGTCGATTCCCCGAATCTCATGGCGGGCCTAGGCCCCGCAGCTATCGGCGCTGGTCTTCTGGGCGCCGCCATGGCCCCCGAGGAGGCCGAAGCCGCCGGCTTTGGCACCCTGGCTCGGGCTATTGGCCGCCCGACCCAGCGCCTGTTCCAGGGCTCGTCGGCGAAGTTCGCGCGCCCGAGCATGCAGAGCGTGGGCACGGGCACCGGTAACCAGGCCTTTGGCTATGGCCTGTACTTCACCGAGGCCCCGGATATCGCCGGCACTTATAAGCGTGGCCTGGCGAACAAGAAAATGATCCAGGGCATAGAGGACCAGGGCCTGGTACCCGGGGTAAGCGCGAGCGAGCTCGATGACATGATCGACGAGGGCGTTTTCGGCGAGGCCGAGACCCGCTTCCTGAGCGCGCTCCGGGATGCCGACTACCTGGGCTTTGATAACGTCCACAACGCGGCCATGGTTGCCTTGAAGCGCGGGGATCTGGCTAAGCGCTACGATGCCGCGAATGACCCGGCGGTGGCCGAGCTCGACAAGATCGCCAACGAGCTCGGGTTTCTCTACGAGGTCGAGGTGCCCGAGGGCAGCTTCATCGAGTGGGACCTGCCCCTCGACCAGCAGCCCGAGGTCGTGCAGCAGGTGGTGAAGCAGAATGCACCACCCGAGCTCCAGAAGCGCATCGAGAGCGGGCAGCTGAAGGGCCTGGAGGCCTACTACCTGTTCGGGAAGGACCCCGAGGTCAACAGCATGATGTGGGGCCAGTACGGTGTGCCCGGGATCCGCTACAGCTCTGTGCGCACGAAGGAGGGCAAGACGAGCCCGGACGCGCCGCGCAACTACGTCATCTTCGACGAGAACCTGATCAACATCGTCCGCCGGAACGACGAGGCCCTGGAGAACAACTTCGACGAGCTCGCTGCCCGCATGTCGGCGACCGACGTGCGCAAGCCCCTTGCGGCGGTCCTCGGCGCAGGCGCGGCGGGCGCTACCCAGGCTGGGCAGGAAGACGTCCCGGACTACATGCGCCGCCTCGATGGCTCGATCAAGTCTGAGCGCGGCTTCTTGGGTCCGATCCGGAATAACGTCTCCGGCCGCACCATGACCGAGGTCTCGGTGGGCCAGCCGGGCTCGGAGGAGGGCTTCTACCCGCTTCTGGTTCCGACCTTGACCCGGGATGAGATCGAAACAATCGCGAACATGGATCTTGGGCGCGAGCGTCCGCCCCAGGCGATCATCGAGAAGGCCCGGGCCCACGCCATGGATCGCATCGATCGCGGCCTGAGCCCGTTCTACCAGGATGGGGAAGAGACCGCCGGGGCTATGTTCGGCGAGTATGATGCCCGCGCGTCCGAGCGCCTCAGCCAGGAGCTCGCGCGGCTCATGCAGCTGGCCGATATTGCCCGCCAGCCGAAGATTGAGCCCCTTCAGGATCTCTATGGTCTTGCGACGGCGGGCGATTACTTCCTGGAGGACCGCCCAAGCGAGATGGACGCCCTCCAGCGCGCCCTGCAGCGCCTGGACATGGCCCAGGGCGTTGGCGAGTGGCTCCAGACCACTGGCCAGGGCGACCCGACGACGGTCATGCAGGATCTCATGGCCGGGCTGGACATCTTCGACGTGGCGAGCCTCCTCCCCGGGGCGGGCGCCGCAGCAGCCAAGGCCGTGCGCCGAGCGGGCCAGTAACACACACACTTGCACATCGACACGGAGCCCTCTATACTGCGCTTGCGCATTGAGAGGAGGTCCCTATGAGCGCTGCAAGGAAGAAGCAATTTTACAACCGGGTGCGCCGCACCTGCCGGCTCCACGACCTGGAGATCGTCTTCGACGGCGCGCCCAAGAACTACCGCGCCGTCGAGATCAAGAAGAACGGCATGACCCTCTTCGCCGACCGTGGCGATGGCTTCAAGCCCCTCGATATTAACTGGGAGCGCCTCCACGGCGAGCTCGCGGACTATGGATTCCGCGGGGGTGTGAAATGATCGAGCCCGGGAAGCGCATCAACAAGATCTACGGCTACTGCCGGGTCTCGACCGTCGAGCAGGCGCGCCACGGGGTGAGCATCGAGCTCCAGAAGCGCCACATCGAGGAGTTCGTGCGGGAGAAGTACAACCGCGAGGTCGATGGCTTCTTCATCGACGAGGGCGTCTCGGGCAAGGTCGGCATCTCCGAGCGCCCGGGTTCCCATGCCCTGACCATGGCCCTGGAGGAGTGGGACATCGTCATCTCGACGCGCCTCGACCGGCTCTCGCGCTCCACCCATGACCTGCTGCAGATCATCCCCCAGCTCCAGGAGAGCAACGTGACCCTGTTCTTCTGCGAGCAGTTCGGGGACGTGCCCATCGTCTACCCGCGTGCGGGCGAAGTTCGACATGAACCAGATGACCAACCAGATCATGCTCATGGTGCTCTCGGCCGTGGCCGAGCTGGAGCACGGCCTGATCAAGGACCGCTTCGCCGACGGCAAGGTCGACTGGGCCACCCGGGGCTACAGCATCGGCGGAAGCGTGCCCTACGGCTACCGGAAGGTGCGCGAGCGCCACGGGAACAACGGCCGCGTGCGCCTGGAGCCGGTGCCCGACGAGCAGCGCGTGATCCGCACGATCCAGCGCCTGTCCGACCGCGGCCTGGGGCACCAGAAGATCGCGACCCAGGTGCGCTCGCTCCACGCCAACGCCCGGGACATGAACCGCCACAAGGTGCGCCGGATCCTTGAGCGCAAGGAGCAGGGCTTGCATTACGAGCACGTTTGATATGGGCTATACTCCCGGGGGTTGACGCCCCCGGAGGCCCGCCATGAGCGCCTTGGAAGAGATTCAGTTCTGCATCAAGAAGGTCGAGGGCATGCTCGCCCAGGACTACATGACGACCCCTGTGCGTCAGATCCTGACCGAGATCCTGGCCAGCCTTACCTCCGCCGCCGCGGACCTAAGCGAGTAACGTGGCGATCCAGGAGGGCTGGGGCAGGGGTACCTGGGGCCTAGGCGCCTGGGGCACGCCCCTGTACATCGATGTCCCCGTCACCGGGGTCCAGACCACCTCCGCCCTAGGCACGCCCCTGGTCGACGCCGAGGCGAACGTCCCGGTCACCGGCCTGGGGATTACCAGCGGCCTGGGCACCGTATCGGTGGTCGCCAAGGCAAACGTGAGCCCCGACTCCCAGGCCATCACCTCGGCCCTAGGCACCCCTGCGGTTACAGCCATCGGGAACGTCTTCCCCGCCGGCCAGGCCGCCACGGCGGGCCTGGGCACCCCGGAGGTCGACGCCGGGGCCGTGGTCGAGCTCACGGGCTTCCAGGTTAACAGCGCCCTGGGGACGGTGGATATCGTCGCCAAGGCCAATGTGGTGCCCACGGGGCAGGCGACGACGAGCGCCCTGGGCACGGTCTTCATCTCGTTCGGGATTACCCTGACCCTAGACGGTCAAGGCATGACCAGCGCCCTGGGCACGCCCATCGTGGACGCCGCGGCGATCGTGGAGCTCACGGGCCTGGGTATCACGAGCACCTTGGGCAAAGTTCTGGTCTATGGTGAAATTGACACCGACCAGACGCCGAACTATGCGACGATTAGCACGACCCAGTCTCCGGGCTATACTCCCGTGGACACGAGCCAGTCACCAAATTACGAGGACATCCCGGCGGCGCGAGACGCTGCCTGATCAGTGAGGGAATAGCATGGCCACTTACGTCAACGACTTGCGCCTGACCGAGCTCGCCACCGGCGAGGGCTCCGGGACCTGGGGTACGACGACGAACACGAACCTGGAGCTCATCGGCGAGGCCCTGGGCTACGGCACGCAGGATGGCTTTCCGACCGACGCCGATGCCACTACCACGGTCGCTGACGGCGCCTCGGATCCGGCTCGCGCCATGTACTTCAAGGTGACCTCCTCGGCCACCCTGACCGCGACCCGCACCCTGACCATTGCCCCGAACACGGTCAGCCGGGTGATGCTCATCGAGAACGCCACCACCGGCTCCCAGTCCATCGCCATCTCCCAGGGCAGCGGCGGCAACGTCACCATCGCCAGCGGCCAGACTAAGATGGTCTACCTCGACGGGGCGGGTTCTGGCGCGGCTGTGGTTGATGCCCTGGCGGATCTTGAGCTGGGCACCATCACCGTCGCCGACCTCACCGCCACCACTGCGGACATCAACGGCGGCACCATCGACGGCGTGACCATTGGCGGGTCGAGTGCTGGGGCGGGTACGTTTAGTGGGCTGACGGTTGAAAACACTGACGCAACTATTACGCTTTCTGGTACTCGTGGAACTGGAGACACGCACACAATCGCTACGGCAGGTGCAAATAGTCAAAACTTAAACATTAGTGCTGACGATTCTATATTTCTTAGAACATCTGACACAGTTCAGCGCATAGGTATTTTCTCAGGCGGCGACATCTCCTTCTACGAGGACACCGGCACCACGCCTAAGTTCTTCTGGGATGCGAGTGCGGAGTCGTTGGGGATTGGGACGAGTTCGCCATCAACTTTCTTAGATATTGATGCATCCCAGTCAGTTTCTTATGGGGCCACCTCTAACAACGATGTTTATTTTGAGATAGCCAACAGAACAGAGGCTAATGGTCAATTTAGCGGTATGCGTTTCTTAACAGAAAACGCAAGTGGCGTTGCGTCTTGGTGGAACGTAGGTGCTATATCCACAGCCAGTAATTACGATACTGATCTGGTTTTTCAGCAACGCACAGGCGCTGCAACCTATTCGGAAGCCATGCGCATCGACTCCAGCGGCAACCTCGGCTTGGGCGTGGTGCCGAGTGCTTGGGGCGCAAGCTACAAAGCATTGCAGTTTGCTTCTGGTGCTATTGCTGGCTTTAGCACTACCGCGCTTGACCTTTACGGGAACGCCTATGACAGCGGCACGGGCGCTTGGAAATATTTGAACTCGTCTCAAGGGGCAACCCGATACGCTGCTTTCGATGGGCAACACCAATGGTTCAACGCCCCCTCCGGCACCGCAGGCAACGCGATTTCGTTCACGCAGGCGATGACGCTGGATGCGAGTGGGAATCTCGGGATTGGGACGAGTTTGCCTACGGCTAAGCTGCATATCTTGGCTGACACCCCTGTACTAATGAATAATGCTGCTGGTACTTCAGAAGGCAAATTTGATTATGTGGATTCCGGCGCAACGCTGCGGATGCACAACTTTTTTGGAACGGGGTCAAACATTACGTTCTTGACTAACCCCAATAGCGGCGCAGTCACAGAACGCATGCGCATCGACTCCAGCGGGAACGTCGGCTTGGGGTTAGTGCCAAATACTTGGAGCGTAGGCAAGGCGCTTGAACTTGGGTTTGAAGGCAATGCTCTTTGGGGTAACGCTGCCGACGAAGTAATTGTTGTTCAAAACGCTTACTACAACTCAGGTTGGAAATACGCTACAACACGGCCTGCTACACATTACTCCCAGTACAACGGCGGTCATCGTTGGTTTACGGCTGCATCTGGCACCGCTGATGCCGCCTTGTCGTGGACGCAGGCGATGACGCTCGACTCCAGCGGTAACCTGCTGGTGGGGACGACGAGTAGCACGGTTGCAAACCCCGGAGTGGTCCTCTACCCCTCTGGGCAGCAAGCAATCGGACACGCAAACGGAACCGTTAGCGGTACGGCATTTTCGTCATTTCTCTATAACAACGGCGTTATCGGTTCAATCAGCCAAAATGGCACCACTGCCGTTCTTTACAACACCTCCTCCGACGCTCGCCTAAAGGAAAACATCGCGGACGCAGAGGACGCCGGGGCCAAGGTAGACGCTATTCAGGTTCGCCAGTTCGACTGGAAAGCTGACGGCTCGCATCAAGACTACGGCATGATCGCCCAAGAGCTGATGACCGTTGCGCCTGAAGCCGTAAGCGGCGACCCCGAGTCTGACGACATGATGGGCGTGGACTACAGCAAGCTAGTGCCCATGCTCGTTAAAGAAATCCAATCCCTACGCGCCCGTGTCCATGCGCTTGAAGGTAAGTGAGGTAAAGACGGCTACCGACCCCGCCCAGTGGGCGGTATTTCGCAGGCAGGAGCTGATACACGAACACCTTGACCAGCACGGGATGAAGAACCCCATCGTGGTCAACAGCAAGAACGAGCTTCAGTTTGGCGGGTGTCGGTTGCAGTACGCGGTGCTAAGGGGTCTGGAGGAGATTGAGGTTATAGTCACCGACGACATGGACGAGGTTCGGAGACTGCAAGACGAACAGTCACTTTTTGAGTACACGTTCCTGCCGGAACAGTACATTGAGCGAAAACAAGGAGCATAACCATGGCAGCAACTATGAACTGGCAGATCAGCACGTTAGAGCGTGAACTCGCAGACGGGGGAGTTATCGTGGCGCACTGGAGAATTTCCGCCTCTGAGACCGTTGGCGAAGATACCTTCTCCGCTTCCAGCTACGGCACCTGTGGCTTTACCCCTGATGCCTCTGCGCCTGACTTCGTGGCCTATGACAGCCTTACGGAAGCGACCGTGCTGGGCTGGCTGTGGGCTGACGGCGTGGACAAGGACGCAACCGAGGCGGCGCTACAAGCCAATATCGACGCGCAGAAGAACCCCACGACCGCTGATGGAGTGCCGTGGTAATGGATACTTTCTTCGCACTGTTCGACGCTCTCCCTGCTTGGATCAACGCCATCACGGCATTGGTCACGGCAGCTACGGCTATCACCGCTCTCACTCCGAGCAAGACCGACGACAAGTACGTCAGCATCGCCCTGCGCGTGTTAAATACGATTGCCGGGAATGTGGGCAAGAATAAGAACGCCGATGATGTAGAATAGCCAGGGGGCGGGGTGATGGAGCGCAGCAATGATCGACCCGATCACGGCCATCACCGCCGCCACCACGGCGTACAAGACGGTCCAAAAGTTAGTCGCGGCTGGCCGCGATATTGAAGACACCATGGGCCAGCTGGCCCAGTGGTACGGCGCGGTTTCTGATTTAAACGAAGCAGAGCGCCAGGCCAAGAACCCTCCCCTGTTCCGGAAACTGATCGCCTCCAAGAGCGTTGAGCAGGAGGCGATGGAGCTTTTCGCCCACAAGAAGAAGATCCAGGCCCAGGAGCGCGACCTGCGCGAGATGCTGCTCTACAGCTATGGGAAAGAGGGCTATAGCGAGATGATGGCCATGCGGAAGCAGATCCGCGCCGACCGCGAGAAGGCGGTCTACGCCCAGGCCAGGAAGCGCAAGGAGCTCTTCTGGAACACGGTCACGTTTGTGGTTATCCTTGCACTGGTCGCCGGTTTCGGTGGCTTACTTTATTTGGCGCTGGGAGCGATAAAACAATGATCACGATCGACGGTAAAGAGTACGACCCCGAGACCTTTGAAGGCGAGGCCAAGATCCACTTTGAACAGGTGGCGGCCATCCGCGAGCAGCTGGGTCAGATCAGCAACCAAATCGGGCAGCTGCAGCAAGCTGGCCTGAACCTCCAGGTCGCCCTGGGCTGGCGTGAGCAATCGCTCATCTCGGCCGTGACGGCCTCGGAGGATGATGACGAAGAGGCCGCATAAGGACGTGATCGACATGGCTACCAATGACGTGCTGAACGAGCGATTGAACGCTCTCCACGGGGATCTTTCCGAGGTCAAGTCAGCCCTGGCTCAGCTATCGGAGGCTATAACTAAGCTGGCCCTCGTTGAGGAGCGTCAATCACAGACGGCATCGGCATTGGAACGAGCATTCAAGACCATCGACAAGATTGAGCAGCGCGTCAGCGCGATCGAGAAGGCTAACGTCAAGCACAGCACGACCAGCATCTGGGTCGACCGCGGAATCTCCGCAGCTTTTGCGATCGCGGCGATGATTATTCTCCGCAGCATGGGGATCACCTGGTGATCGAGGCCCTGATCGGCCCGGTCACCGGGCTGCTCGACAAGTTCGTCGAAGACAAAGACCAGAAGGCCCGGTTGGCGCATGAAATTGCGACGATGGCGGAAAAACATGCGCAGGAAAGTGCGCTAGCGCAGATCGAGGTCAACAAGGCCGAGGCCGCGAGCCGGAATGTTTTTGTGGCGGGCTGGAGGCCCTTTATCGGATGGACCTGCGGGGTGGCCCTGGCATGGCATTTTGTACTCGCGCCCTTCGTACTCTTCGCGGCTGGTTGGGCCGGGGTCGAGCTGCCGAAGCTGCCGGCCTTCGATATGGACAACCTGATGACGGTTCTGCTGGGGATGCTGGGCCTGGGCGGGCTCAGGACCTGGGAGAAGACCAAGGGGATCGCCCGATGAAGACCGGGCCCGATGGCCTGGAGCTCATCAAGCACTTTGAGGGCTGCGAGCTCAAGGCCTACTGGTGCCCGGCTGGCGTCCTGACCATCGGCTACGGCCACACCGCCGACGTCGACGAGGGCGATGAGATTGAGCAGGAGGACGCCGACCGGCTCCTGGAGGCGGACCTGGAGGAGTTTGAGCACTATGTGCTCCAGTTTGTCGAGCCTGAGCTCACGCAGCACCAGTTCGACGCCATCGTGGCGTGGACCTTCAACCTGGGGCCGGGGAACCTCAAGGAAAGCACGCTCCTGAAGCGCCTGAACGAGGGGGACTTCGATGACGTGCCGGCCCAGATCCTCCGGTGGACCAAGGCCGGCGGCAAGGAGCTCCCTGGTCTTGTCCGCAGGCGCGAAGCTGAGGCTTTGCTGTTCCTGGGAGAGGACTGGCGGAAATGTCTAGCCTAGCGATCAAGGATTTCGACCTACTCTCCGACAGTGAAAAGGCGGAGGCCATGGCCCTGCTCAAGCGCTACGACGCGCTTGAGAAGCAGGAGAGCGCGCAGAAGAATTTCCTGTCCTTCGTGAAGACCCAGTGGCCTGACTTCATCGAGGGCCGCCACCACCGGATCATCGCCGAGAAGTTCGACCGCATCGCCGCCGGCAAGCTGAAGCGCCTGATTGTCTGTTTGCCACCGAGGCATTGCCTTGAGACTGATACCCCGGTGCTGACCACCGATGGCTGGAAGACCATGGCCGAGGTCGAAACCGGGGACTATGTCTTTGGACCAGACGGCCAGCCCACTCGCGTCACGGGCAAATCTCCGGTCTACGAAGACGTTGAGCTCTACCGCGTGACGACCAACGACGGCGCCTCGGTCATCACTGACGCAAAGCATCGCTGGTGGGTGCGCCTGGACCGCAAGCACAAGAAGTTCAAGGAGTACACGACAGAAGAGCTCTGGCAGCGCGATCAGGGGTCCTTCTTGCGCCGCCACAGCAGCGGCACGCTGGAGATCCGCCCTGGAGCAGTGGCGAACCCTAGGGCCGCCATGATTCCCGACACAGAGGCCGTGGAGCTCCCTGAGCGTGATCTCCTGGTGGATCCTTATGTGCTCGGGCTTTGGCTGGGCGACGGTTCAAAGCATCAAGCCATTATCACCGCGCATGATGACGACGCAGGCTTCTATCGAGCAGAGTTTGCTCGCCGCGGCTACGAGACCACCGACCAGTCTACGCGCTTCTCTTTTGGCATCCTGAACTTGAAAGTGAAGCTGCGGGATATTGGCGTGCTTGGGAACAAGCACGTCCCGGCAGATTACATGGTCGCCAGCATTGAGCAGCGAAAGGATCTTGTGCGCGGCCTGATGGACTCTGACGGGAATGTGTCGAAGGCCGGGCAGTGCTTCTTTGCCCAGAAGGACCGGGCGCTGATCGACCAGTTCAGGGAGCTCCTCTGGTCCCTGGGCGTCAGAAATACGGTGCAAATTTCTGAGGCCAAGATTGGCGATCGATCCTATGGGCCGACCTACAAGGTGTCTTTCTACGCTCCGGATCTTTGCCTGTTACCCCGCAAGCGCGAGCGCGCTAAGGCGACTGTTTATGGGCGGTTTATCCGCATCGAAAAGCTAGAACGCCGCGGCAACGTGCAATGCGTACAGGTTGAGCGCGAGGATGATCTATTCCTCGCCGGCAAGGGTCTGGTCTGCACTATGAACAGCAAGTCCGAATTTGCCTCGACCTTCTTCCCGGCGTGGATGATGGGGCGCCGCCCGAACCTGAAGATCATCCAGGCGACGCACACCGCAGAGCTCGCGGTGCGGTTCGGCCGCCGGGTGCGGAACATCATCGACAGCGATGAGTTCCAGGAGGTCTTCCCGAGCCTGCAGCTTGAGGGCGACAACAAGAGCGCCGGCCGCTGGACCACCAACGGCGGTGGCGAGGCCTTCTACTCGGGCGTGGGCGGTGCGATCACCGGCCGCGGTGCTGACCTGCTGGTGATTGACGACCCCGTATCGGAGCAGGACGCGCTCTCGGCGACGGCCCTGGACAGCATCTACGAGTGGTACACCTCCGGCCCCCGGCAGCGTCTCCAGCCCGGCGGGATCATCGTGATCGTCATGACCCGGTGGTCGACCAAGGATCTCGTGGGGCGCGTGCTGAAGAAGCAGGGCGACGACTACGCGGACCAGTGGGAGGTGGTCGAGTTCCCGGCGATCATGCCCGAGAGCGAGGAGCCGCTTTGGCCTGAATACTGGAAGAAGGAAGAACTCCTCTCGGTCAAGGCCTCGCTGCCCATCGCGAAGTGGAACGCGCAGTGGATGCAGAACCCGACCGCCGAGGAGGGCTCGATCGTCAAGCGCGAGTGGTGGCGGCGCTGGGAGCCGGACCACGTCCCGGCCTACAGCTACGTCATTCAATCCTACGATACGGCCTACAGCAAGAAGGAGACCGCCGACTACTCGGCGATCACCACCTGGGCGATCTTCCAGCCCGAAAATGACGGGCCCGAGCAGATCATCCTCCTCGACGCCAAGCGCCTGCGGGTAGACTTTCCGGAGCTCAAGCGTGCGGCCATGGAGGAGTACCGATACTGGGAGCCGGACTGCGTGCTCATCGAGGCCAAGGCCTCGGGCACGCCCCTGACCCACGAGCTCCGGCGCATGGGTATCCCGGTGACCGCGTATACGCCGAGCCGGGGGCAGGATAAGATCGCCAGGATGAACAGCGTTGCCCCGATCTTTGAGTCGGGTATGGTGTGGGCACCGGAGCAGACCTTCGCCGAGGAGGTCATCGAGGAGATGGCCTCGTTCCCCTACGGGGACCACGATGACTTCTGCGACTCGGCGACCATGGCCTTGATGAGGTTTCGCCAGGGCGGATTTGTTACCCTTGACGAAGACTATCAAGAAGAGATGCGGCCGCTACGGCGAGACAGGGTGGTTTATTACTGATGGCTATCGAAAAGCGCGAGCTCGGCACCCAGGACGATCCGGACATCATGGTCACGGGCAATCAGGTGGAGGTCTTCCCTGAGCCGTCCCGGGAGGACCAGGTGCGCGACGCGGCCATGGTCCTGGTGGCGGAGGAAGGGATCCTCATCGACGACGAGATCGATGCGATGCCGGAGATGCCCCAGGCCGGCCACGACGAGAACCTGGTCGACTACATTGATGCAGGGGATCTCTCGACCCTGGCCGGGGACGTCCTGTCCTCGATCAAGGCCGACAAGGACTCCCGCTCGGACTGGGAGAAGACCTACGTCGACGGCCTGAAGTACCTGGGCATGCGCTTCGACGACACCCGCTCCCAGCCCTTTGAGGGCGCCTCTGGGGTGATCCACCCGATCCTGGCCGAGGCCGTGACCCAGTTCCAGGCCCAGGCCTACAAGGAGCTCCTGCCGGCCAAGGGGCCGGTGAAGACCGAGATCGTCGGCATGCGCACGGTTGAGGTCGAGCAGCAGGCCGAGCGCGTCGGCAACTTCATGAACTTCTACATCATGAATGTGATGGAGGAGTTCGACCCCGAGCTCGACATGCTCTTGTTCTACCTGCCTCTGGCCGGGTCCGCCTTCAAGAAGGTGTATTACGACACGGTGCTCAATCGCGCGGTGAGCAAGTTCATCGCCCCCGAGGACCTGATCGTGCCCTACGAGGCCCCGGACATGTTCTCGGCCGAGCGCGTGACCCACGTCCTCAGCATGAGCAAGAACGAGATTCGGAAGCTGCAGCTGAACGGGTTCTATGCCGACATCGAGCTCAAGGGCGGCAGCGGCCACTACTCCCGGGACGAGATCGAGGAGCAGATCGACGAGATCGAGGGCCAGTCCCCGTCCTACCAGGAGATGCGCGACCGCACGGTCTACGAGGTCCACACGATCCTAGACCTGCCTGGCTTTGAAGACGTCGGCGAGGATGGCGAGCCTACGGGGCTGAAGCTGCCCTATATCGTCACCATCGACGAGGACTCGCAGCAGGTCCTTGCCATCCGCCGCAACTGGCGCGAGCAGGACCCGGCGAAGCGCAAGATCAATTACTTCGTGCAGTTCAAGTTCCTCCCCGGCCTGGGCTTCTACGGCCTGGGCCTGAGCCACATGATCGGGGGCCTGTCGAAGGCCGCGACCTCGATCCTGCGCCAGCTGATCGACGCCGGCACCCTGGCCAACCTGCCCGCCGGCTTCAAGGCTCGTGGGATGCGGATCCGGGACGAGGACAACCCGCTTCAGCCTGGTGAGTTCCGGGACATCGACACCACCGGCGGCAGCCTCCGGGAGAACCTGATCCCGCTCCCGATCAAGGAGCCGTCGAACGTCCTCATGCAGCTGCTCGGGCTGCTCGTGGAGAGCGGCAAGCGTTTTGCCTCGATCGCCGACATGAACGTCGGGGACATGAACCAGCAGATGCCCGTGGGCACGACCGTGGCGCTCCTGGAGCGCGGCACGAAGGTCATGAGCGCGATCCACAAGCGCCTGCACTACAGCCAGAAGATCGAGTTCCAGCTGATGGCCAGGGTGTTCAACGAATACCTGCCGCCGGAGTACCCGTACCAAACGGGCTCCGGCCAGCAGGTGATCTTGAACCAGGACTTCGATGGCCGGGTCGATGTGATCCCCGTCTCGGACCCGAACATCTTCTCCCAGAGCCAGCGCATCACCATGGCCCAGGAGCTCATGACCCTGGTCCAGTCTAATCCTGAGATCCATGGCCCTCGCGGGATCTATGAGGCCTACCGGCGCATGTACGCGGCCCTGGGGGTCGATGACATCGACACCCTCCTGCAGCCGCCTCAGGAGCCTCAGCCGCCCATGCCGGTGGATGCGGGCCTGGAGAACTCCGGGCTGCTCCTCGGTCAGCCTGCGCAGGCCTTTGAGCCCCAGAACCACCTTGCCCACGTCGACGCCCACCGGCAGCTGTTCCTGACCCAGGTTGTCAAGGAAAACCCGCAGCTGCAGGCGATGATCATCAGCCACATGCTCCAGCACCTGCAGTTCCAGGCGGCCCAGATGGCCCAGCAGCAGCTTCCGCCTGAGGTGATGCAGCAGATCCAGCAGCAGCCCATGCTCGCGCAGCAGCTGCCGCCGGAGCAGGTTCAGATGTTCCAGCAGCAGGTGCAGATGCTGATCGACCAGCTGGCTTCGCCGATCCTGGCCCAGCTGACGGCGGAGCTCATGGAATCGATTGGCCAGGGCAGCGCCGATGATCCCCTGGTGCAGATCCGCCAGCAGGAGCTCGCGCTGCGCGCGGCAGAGCTCCAGCAGGATCAAAGCGAGTTCCAGGCCGAGGAGCAGCGCCGGGTCCAGGAGAAGCTCCTGGAGGCCGAGATCCAGCGCCAGCGCATGGATCTCCAGAAGCAGATGGCCGACGATAAGATTCGCATGGCCGAGGACCGGCTCCAGCAGAACACCGAGCTGAAGCTGATGGAATTGGCCCAGAGGTTCGGGAGACAGCAATGACCACCAGCTACCGCCTAGAGGCGATCGCAGAGCTCCGCAAGCGCAAGAAGGTCATGCGCGAGCTGGAGGCCCTGGAGTTCGCCGCCGAAGAGAAACGCAAGGCCGATCGCGACGCCGCGAATGAGGCCAGGATTGCGGCCAAGCTTGGCCGAGCCACCGGGGAGGAACCTGCGCCTCCCGCGGTGGTGCTTTCTGAGCCAGAACAAGAGGCCCTGGTCGAAGAGGCCAAGCCGAAACCCAAGCGCCGTCGGAAGGCGGCACCCAAGAAGGAGGCTGAAAATGCCGATGAAGAAGGGACGCAGCCAGGAGACGATCTCGGAGAACATCCGGATGCTTCGTAAAGAGGGTCGTCCGCAAAAGCAAGCCGTGGCCATCGCGATGGACAAGGCCAAGGAAATGAAGGCCGGTGGCGCTGTGATGGGCGCCGCTAAGGTCAAACCGAAAAGAATGAAGACCCGTGGCACCGGCGCCGCCACGAAGGGTCTTTATTTCTACGAACGGGATTGATGGACGACCTCGACCTTCAATCTCGGATCGATCGAACCATTCGTGAGCGTCGGGCGCTGATCCAGGAGACGCTCATGAACGGTTTGCTAAAAGATATGGAACAGTACAAATATTTGCAGGGCGAGCTGCGTGCGTTAGACTTCATTGAGGAGACCATTCGGGACTACCTCAAGAAGGAGGCGCGGTGAGTAAACCAAGTGTAGAGGGTGCTTATGTAAGCACCGAGGAGCGCGTGCTCGATCCAACCCTGTTGGAGAAGAGCGCGCTTGAACGCATGCCCAGCCCGTCCGGGTGGCGCATGCTGGTTCTTCCTTATGCGGGGAAGGGCACAACCAAGGGTGGGATCCACCTGACCCAGGAGACTCTCGACCGGGAAGGGCTCGCTACCGTGGTGGCGTATGTGGTGAAGATGGGGCCGCTCTGCTATGCGGAGACCTCCAAGTTCGGCCACAAGCCGTGGTGCAAGGAGCGCGACTGGGTTCTGATCGGCCGTTACTCGGGTGCCCGCTTCAAGCTTGAAGACGGCGCCGAGGTCCGCATCATCAATGACGACGAGGTCATTGGCACGATCCTCAACCCAGACGACATAGTGAGCTTCCGATGATTGAGAACGCAGCGAAACAAGCCGAAGAAGATCGGGTCGACATCGAGATCACCGAAGACCTGCCCGAGGGTGAGGCCCAGCCGCAAGCCCAAGCGTCCAACGAGGACGAGCTTGAGCGCTACACGAAGCAGGTCTCTCGCCGGATCAACAAGCTGAACGCAAAACAGCGTGAAGCCGAGGAGCGCGCTGCCAACCTGGAGCGTCTGGCGATGCAGAAGGAGCAGGAGCTCCAGCAGTACCGCCAGCAGACGGTCCACTACCAGCAGAGCATGCTCCAGAAGGAAGAGGAGTCGCTGAAGGCCAAGTCGGACCAGGTCGATGAGATCTACCGCAAGGCGGTCTCCAGTGGCGATGCCGAGCTCATGTCCAAGGCGGACACGCTGAAGACCGAGCTCGCGATCCAGAAGGAGAAGCTGAACGCGGCCAAGGCCCGCTATGCCGGTGCTCAGCAGGCGCAGGCTCAGCAGGTTCCTCAGGAGCAATACCAGCAGTACCGCCAGCCTGAGCCGCAGCGGCAGGCCCAGCAGGAGGTCAAGCCGACCGACCAGGCCCTGTCCTGGCACCAGCAGAACCCCTGGTACGGGAACCAAGAGGACCCCGAGCATTCGGCGGCTACGCAGCTTGCGTACTTCACCCACTTCAACCTTCTGAACGAAGGCTACGAGGCCGACTCCGAGGATTATTATGCGGAGTTGAACAATCGTGTTTATCGGGCGTATCCTTCGCTCAAGGCTGCCGGCGACGGCGGCCAAGCTGCCGGGAAACAGGAAAGTCGGCCCTCTGTGCAAAGAGTCGCTTCCGCCTCAGTAGGAGGTCGGCAAAAATCACAGACCAAGCGTGGTGTGACGTTTACGAAGTCTGAGATCGAACGTCTCCGCGGTCTGAAGCCGCACAACATGAGCGAGGAGCAATGGCTCCAGCGAGTGGCTAAGGAAAAGCAGAAGATCGCACAACGAGAGGTACGCTGAGATGAGTAACACGACCACGAACCGCGCAAGCCGTGAATCCGAGACTCACGCTAAACAAGCTCGCAGACAACCTTGGCGCCCAGTGCGTAAGCTGGAAACTCCTCCCGCCCCTCCGGGGTACGAATACCGTTGGATTCGGGAGAGCATGCTGGGGCAGGAAGACAGGGCCAATGTGTCCCGTCGGGTGCGCGAGGGCTGGGAACTGGTGCGTGGCACCGACCTCCCGCCCGAGTGGCGCGATTCCTTCCCCACCATGGACAGCGGCCGCCATGAGGGCGTAGTAAGTACGGAGGGTCTGCTGCTGGCCAAGTTACCGATCGAAACGGTTGAGGAGCGTCGCGCCTACTACCAGGGCAAGACGCGCCAAGCCCGGGAGGCGTTGGACAACAACATGTTCAGCGAGCTCCGGGGAGACAGCCGTTATGTGAAGTACGACCCCCAGCGCGATACCCAAGTTACCTTTGGACGACGCTGATATTAGGAGGCCATTCAAATGGCAAATAAAGACGCTGCTTTTGGTTTGCGTCCCAGCCGGATGATGGGTGGTGCCCCTTATTCTGGGGGTCAATCCCGTTACCGCATCGCAAGCAGCCTCGCTGGTGCTATCTTCCAGGGCGACCTGGTCAAGCAAGTTACCGGCGGTGGCATTGAGCGTGCTGCTGCATCCAGCACGGTTCC